AGAGCAGCAATGATGTTCTGGCACCGATCAGAGATGTAGAAGTGTGGGCGGTTGACGCTATCCATCGGCACCTTGCGATTGTAGGCCATCTTGGTCTGCAACGCCTGTAGCCCATCCTCAATGTCCAAACCCGGAGCCGGGACAAAGGTAAGCCCAGCATCCGCAAGGTCTTCTATAATAGACGAAGCCCCGTTCTGCGTCTGGTACTTGGCCGCACCCAGCCGAGGGTCAATCAGCCGCTCAAAGATAGTTTCATCCTCTTCTAGGTTGCCGATAAGCTCTACATAGTCCTTGATGCCATAGCCCAGCCCCTTGGACCCTTCGCCGCCGATCCACTTGCCGCCATGCCATTTAGCCCAATCTCCCACGTTTACATCGGGCCATTCTCTATAGACCCAAAACGTTCCGGCTTCATCAACGCCGATCCAAGCCATGAACCAGTTCTTTCGGCCTGCCGGATCGAGGACCATATAGCGTGTGAGTCCTTTCTTCGGAATGGATTCGTGCTTAACGACGTTAACCTCTACCGAGAAGTTGGGGAACTGCGTACTCTTGCTCTTCGTCGGAACACCGTAGGCACGGCATAGAATCTCGTCCTCGGGACGATTCTTTAGATCCTCGGCAATGCGCTCGTACCCGCCAAAGGGATTGTCGCGGGAATGGAAGTAGATGATCCCCGCATTCCGGTTCTTGCTCTCCTGTAGGAATGGAACCTTCCGATGGTTTAACAACTCGGCTTCCTTATAGGAAAGCGTCCGCGCACCTTCCAGATAGTCACGGACCACTTCTGTGTAACCATCAATAGGGGTGAACGTCACTATCATCTTGGCATTGCGCGTAGCCAGACGGAAGCGCAACGTGTTCAACAACTCCGGGCCAATTAGGTACTCGTCGCACCAAGTACCAATGTTAATCCACTTGGCCTCCCTGCTACCCAACTCCGCACCCTCAAGGATGGTGTCGTTGTTCAAGTACTGGGCGTAGGTCTTGAAGATAATGTGGCTTTTGCTCCCCGGCAAGATGAGGCTCGACTTGCTAAAGCCATTCTTTCGCGTGTAGGAGACATTCTCCTCAGTACCAAGAGTTTTGCGCTTAAGCTCCTCGGGAAGCGCATCGTAGATCGCGGACTGCTGCTGTCTGATGGAAACGTCAGCATTTTGGGCGAAGCACATTATAACCGCCCCATAGTTCTCAATCGCTGCCTTCACCACCGCATGAGCAGCCCAACTCGTTTTAGACGAACGATTACCGCCACTTACAAGAATCTCATTCTTCTTGGACAGTAGATCCTCCGCCTCGCCCCAATTTACCAGCTTAAAGCCATACCGATAGGGATCACGCTCAGCGTTCTCAATGGCCTCATGGTAGAGCTCCCACAGTTGAACCAACTGCTTAGGGTCCATCCGCGCCATCTCCTCCATCGTAGGAGGTTTAAGTATCGGGTGCTGCTTCCAGACTAGGGACATATACCACCTTAACCCTGATCTCGGGACTCCACCACGCTATCGTCCCCTCCTTCGTCATCGTCGCCGTCCACTTCAACTTCTGGTCCCACTCGCTCAACAGGGGTTGTGAGTACTGTAATGGTGTCATTCCGTAAAGCTGCCCTAGCCTCCTCAATAGCCTTCATGGCATCAGCAAGCGACGGCTTCCCCGTCCTATGCTCCACCACCACCTTCTGTTCCCCAAGAGCCTGCAAGCCCTTGTCCACACTAATGCCATAGCTTAGCGTTAAATCCTTAAGCGGCGTCTTCATTAACGCTTCATCGTCCTCCATCAACATCTCTGTCTTCTTTGCCACCAACGCCCTCATCCTCTCTGCCATCTCAAAGCCATCTAATGCAAGCTCCTTGCGCCTCACCTCCAAAGCCCGCTCATGCCGCGCCCTCAAAGCTGACAGTGCCACAAACCCTATACCAGTAGTCTCCATCACCTTCGCATACGTCTCCCCATTAGCCAGCATATCCAACGCTAGAGCCGCCTCCTTAGGCTTCCGCTTCTCTATGTACCTGTGATTGAGCGTAGCTTGCGCCTCCTCCACGCTCTTCACAATTGCTTTCTTCTTGCTCATGCAAACTCCATACAGAGTCTCATATCGGTATGTCAAGTGCCTATTTGCAAGATATCCAACCATCCCTAAGTGAGACATTCTGTCACACCTTATCTACACACCACTCTACGGGGGTAGCCATTTGCAAATTTTTTTAAGTGGCTTGTTGACTGATTAACTGTGGCGGTGCGGCCAAGGGTTAGCCCCCCTCCCCCCCCTACGGGTCACGCGCGCACGCGCTATATACGCACGCACACGCCCGCAGTCAACGCGCGCGGAACAACGCGCGTGTAAAGCGCGCGCCTCATACACACGCCCACACTCGCGCACGCGAGAGAGATAGAGGGGAGGGCTTATGGGTTCTGACGGGGTTCTGTGGGGGCCTTGGCAGGGTAGGCTACCGGAACGCCGGACGCCTGACGCATGGGGAAGGCAACTGCCCTTGCTTTGCCATAAGGTGAGCCATACCTGACGGGGCTTCCTGTCCTTCCTGTCTCTCTCTCTCTCTCTCTCTCTCTCTCTCTTCTCTGTCTCTGCTAACCAGGGGAGGCTTTGGTTGCGCGGATTTAGGTTGCGCGGATTGAACCGAAAAAAGTTTCAGAATGTTATTGACTCATGCGCAAAAATGAAGTTTAGTCTGAATCGTCAGAGGTAAAAACCACAAAAACAAAAAACACAATGAACACGAAATTGACGGTTCGAATCGAAACAAACTATGGCAACCGGGTGATCTATCCGGTCTGCGAAACGTCGGAAAAACTCGCCAACCTTATTGGCACTCTGACTCTGACCGAGGGAGCAATCTCAAAATTGAAAGACCTCGGCTTCACGTTTGAGGTTCAGCAGCAGACTCTGTAAGCACTAACGCAAACCACAAACAAAAAGAAAGGACATATGCAAAAGGTAGACGTTTATCAAATCGTGACTGATCGGGTCATTGAGGCCTTGGAAGCGGGAGTTGTGCCTTGGCGCAAGCCGTGGTCTGGCGGCACTCCGTCAAACTTAGTTTCGCGGAAAGCCTATCGGGGGATCAATGCGTTCCTTCTATCTCTGTCGCGGTTTTCCACTCCTTATTGGCTTTCCTATAAGCAAGCGCAAAGCCTTGGCGGTTGCGTTCGCAAGGGGGAGAAAGGGACTCCGGTTGTTTTCTGGAATTGGGTTGAGAAAGTGAATGAAGCTTCCAGGAAGGTTGAAAAGATTCCGTTCCTTCGCTATTACACGGTGTTCAACGCGGAGCAATGCGAAGGCCTAACCCTTCCGGCTTACGAGACAAGCAAGGGAGAGTTTTCTCCCATTGAGGAAGCGGAAAAGGTTCTCCCGGCATATGTCAACGGTCCTACGTTGGCGCATGGTGGAAACTCCGCTCACTACGTTCCGGCTCGCGACCATGTACAAATGCCAGTTAGGGAGTCTTTTGATCGCCCGGAAAATTACTATCACACTCTGTTTCATGAGTTGATTCATTCAACGGGGCATGATTCCCGGCTCAAGCGTGCAGGAATTGCGGAGATTGCGGCTTTTGGTTCGCAAACTTACGCGAAGGAAGAGTTAGTGGCGGAAATGGGGGCGGCGTTCCTGTCCGCCAAAGTAGGAATCGAAAACACTCTTCCGCAAACGGCTTCTTACATTCAGGGATGGCTTAAAGCATTGCGCAATGACCGAAAGTTGGTAGTTCATGCGGCGGCGGCGGCACAAAAAGCTTGCGACCGCATTTTCCCTTCCGATAGCCAAGCGGAGGAATCTGAGGGCTAAAATAACCTAAGCCAACCCCTTGCCCTGCCTGCCTTAGTTGGCGGCGGGGTTTTTGGGGGCCGGGATTCCCGGTTCAACCATAAAGACACAATGAAAAAGACACTCCTTGCCCTGTTGTTAGCCTTGCCAGTCTATTCCGCGCCTCCCGAGTCGTTTTGGAAAGCTCTTCATCACGTTGAAACCTCGGGCCGTCTTGGCCCTATTAAGGGCGACAATGGGGCCGCTCTTGGTCCTTTGCAAATCCATCGCGTTTACTTCCAAGACTCGGGAGTGAATGGCTCTTATTCACAAGTGGCAGACCTCGCCTTTGCTCGCCGGGTCGCGACCGCTTACTTTAAACGCTATGCGCCAAGGGCTTGGGCTGCTGGCGATGTTGTGACACTCGCCCGTGTACACAATGGCGGACCTTCAGGGCATCGCAAACAATCGACATTAGCATATTCTCGCAAAGTATTAGCTGCAATGAAGTAACACAATGAAAACAGAAAAAAGACGAGCCTTTCGAGCGTGGCGGGAGAAAATGCATCCGTGCCGGGCTTTTAGCATAGTTAATGAGACTTACGTCCCGCCGATTGAGCTTTTAAATGGGAAGCTCTTTGACGTGCTTGAGATAAGAAAACGGACGTTTCTACGAGAAGCCGGACCTTTGACCGAGGCTTGTCGATTCGTTTTTACCCACCGAACGCGGCGAGGGTGGGGTTTATTTTTCTGCGTCGATCCCGGCTTTCGTCAGGATAAAAAGTGGCAAGAAACCTACAGTGCATTTTACTGGTTCGCCCGAGGATGGGCAGAGGCACAATTTCACAACTCAAAGAAAGGAAATATTTAAATGAGCTACTCATCAATTTCAAGCTGCGTGCGTTTCGCAGAGCGTATGCACGAACGTGTCGAGCAGATGGAACGAGAGGAGGCGAAGCTTCGGGCTTCAGCCGATAAACGCATTCGTGCGCCCATCTTCACCAAAACCCGTCGAAGCACAGGTTTCGGCAAGGGTATGGTGCGGCGTGACAAGTGGCGCGAAGGGATGCCGCGCATCACTCAAGAGGCTTGCGCCGTCGTGCATGAATACGCTTTGGCTCGCGCTGCAAGTGATGGCTACGTCGGGCGCAAGAGCTACAGCGAACGCGCAGGAATCAGCACGGCAACCTTGAACCGTTGCGCCAATGAAATCATGTCGGGTGAGATTTATCTTGACCCAGCCGACCGTATTTGGAAAGTGAAGTCTGTTCAGGGCTAACAGAACGAGAGCCGCCGTCCCAATGGACAAGCACACGGGTGCAAGTAGCTATCATGCGATGGCTTAGGTGGTTAGCCTGTTAGCGACAAAAAAAGGAAAAATATGAGCCTAAATATCGAAGACGCTCGGACCATCGTGTTTGAGCTTTGTGAGTACGCATTGAGCGACAGTTTCGTGGACCAAGAAGACTACGAAAGAATCATGCTTCGCCGCCGGGAATTGCTTCAATTCCTCGACCATCAAGATCAGATGCTGCATGGTCGGCGCGATCCCCTGAAGGAAGACCCGCATCCATGAATGGTCTTTGGATTCCTGCCGATTTGTTAGTCCGCGATGACCTGTCCCACACGGAGCGCATGGTCGCCGCTTTTGTCGGATCGTTTAAGCAAGGTTTCTATGGCAGCAATGAATTTGTTGCAAGGAGCTTGCATATTGAGAAGCGGACAGCCGACCGAGTTTTGGCTTCCCTTGCTCAAAAGGGGGTCATTGGATGGCGTGGAAATACACGTTTTTGCGCCGAACCGTACGCATCAATGGGTACACATTAATACATAGAATAAACAAAGACAATACGCTTTGTTAGTAGATTGCAATAATAACTAAACGCAAATGAATAACATCCTGTCAGTTAATCCCGGTGCTTGGGTCAAGGGTACCGTCACCGCAAACGTCAGCAACGCACGGCCTGTCGTCACGAAGGCTGGGAAAACCATCTTCAAATGCACGTTGAGGGATGGTCAAGATGTCGTGGAAGCCACTAGCTTTTCCAAGACATTTGAGCATATCGACGGAAAGCGGGTTCAGTTTTCTGGAATGGGCATCCGTCGAGGAGACGATCACGGCGGTAAGGCGTGTGTGGTGATTGGGGATAAGGTCGTTTTAAAAACCATCGAGGAGTCTTCCCCTAGCCAGACCCCACCAGAAGCCCCAGAACCCCGTAAAACCGAAGCAAAGGCCGTTTCCGGGCCTGCCAGAGTCGAGGGGGTAACCGTAGGAATGGCCTTAAATAAGGCTGTTGACCTCGCAATCGCCGCAGGAGACCTGTCCAATGATGCTATCTGGCACCGAGCATCAGCCCTTATCCGGCTCTCCGCTCGCCTCCAAGCGGGGGATTTGGCCCCAGAAACGACGGCAGAGGAAGCTAACAACGAAGCTCCATTCTGATGCACGCTTACACGGTAACAGGCGAAGCCCGCCACTACCAGAGAACGAAACCGGGGGCGAAGAACCCCAGTCGGGCAACCAACATCAAGGACATCAAGGAGCAGAAGTTGTTACCCAGCGTAACGGAAATCTGCCGGATGCTGTCCAGCCCTTCCCTTGAGGAGTACAAAATCGGGCAGGTCATTCAAGCTTGTTTCGAAGACACTCCATCGGCCAATGAGGTTTTCACCAACTACAAACGGCGAATCCAAGAAAAGGCTGGGGCTGATGCTGCTGGTGCGGCTGACCTCGGCACGACAATCCATGACAGCCTAGAGACCTATCTGGCGCGCCATGATGAGTGGTATGGCACCGTCAAGGTGTCGATGCCCGATGGCCGGGAAGTTCCCATTCGAGAGTTTGTCATCCCCGCCGCCCTTGAGGTGGACAAGCTGGGTCTCGCAGATAAGGTGTGCGAGGCTGTCGTGACAAACCCTGAGCTTGGCTATGCTGGAACCGTTGACCTCTACGGCCATCGTACCGCCGACCAAGCCGGGAACAAGCAACTTGTCGTGGTTGACTTCAAGAGCAAGCGCACCAAGCCGGGAGTTGCGGTTGAGCCAATCGAAACGCATCCGATTCAGATTGCCGCTTACGTTGGCGCATTGACCCCTCCGTGGTCGATGTACTTCAACGCAGAGGGATACAACATCTACATCAGCACGACCGAGATTGGGCGCGTTGATGTAGTTCACTACACCACAGACACGATTAGTAGGAGTCAGAGAATTTTCGAGCATCTCCTTGCCTTGTGGCGTTGGAGGTATTTCGATCCACGTCAGGTATAACTGGATAGTTCACCGGGGGGAGCGCATCCGAACAACGCTCGCCAAAACATATGAAGATAGATACACCGATTGAAACACGTTACACTTATGACTTCCCTTCCCATTACCGGAAGGTGATTGCCGAGCTTGAGGCGGAGAACGCCGAGCTTCGCTCTAAGCTGAATGATCCCGCAGCCATCCTCATCGCTGGCGGGCATAATCTCACGCATGAACAGGTTGCTGCCCTATTGGGTGAGAGATTCGTGGCAGACATGAATCACCTGCGGGAGCACAACCAACTGCTGCGCCGAGACCGTGAGCGCATGGACTGGCTCTCAGAGGAAGCGTTCTCAATACATATGCTACTGGAATCTGGTGGCGTCGAAGTGTCGTGCAGGGATGGACGCTATGATGGTGAGACGCTGCGCGAAGCTGTTGATGAGGCTCGACGGGAAGGAGGCGCGTCGTGAGTACGCCAGCTGAAAAGTACGTCACGCATTGGGATGGGAATAAACCTATGTCTCCACAATGGATTACGCGACTGGAGGGCAGAGCAAACCAATCGTACCACTACACGCGAGAGGCAGCGGACCAGAACACAGCGCATTTAAACGAGCTGGTGAAGCTACGATCCGAAAACGCCGCGCTGCGCGGTAAGGTCGAGCAGTTAGAACGCGCAATCCTGCGGTACGCGCACATTGAGGAGACCTTAGCATCCACAGTGCGGGGGCTGGAGTTTGAGTTAGAGAAGGCTGAGAAGGCGACGGCTATGCTACGCGGAACAGTCGAAGCACTCGGAGACGCGAATGATCGACTGACCATTGAGATCAGCGGGCTGCGGAAGGAGGTGCGACGTGAGTGATACGCCACGAACAGATGGAAAAGCACACACTCACCCTTTTTTTTATGTCGAGGCAATGTATGTATCGGCTGACTTTGCTCGAGAGCTAGAACGCGAGAACGCCGAGCTGCGTCGTTTAGCGGCACGCCGTGCGGCGTTCATCGAGCACCACGGCCTAAATACTCCGGCGCATGACGTGGCTTTATTCAGCGACAGGGACGAGTCCGTCTGGGAGGATCGCGTCAGGCGTTTCATGGAGATCGACCGCGCCGCCATCGTTGCTGGTCGCGCCGAGAAAGGAGGTGTGACGTGAGCGATGCACCAGAAATTATAGATGCTGCCGCAATCTTTCAGCGATTTCCTGATACTTGGGACACCATTTATCAGTACATCAAAAAGCTAGAACAAGAGAATGATGGTCTGAGCGAAACGGTGGATAGCCTACGCACTACCCTTTGGGGAATGGAGTTTGAGCTAGAGAAGAAGCAGAAACAGATTGATGGACTATATGCTGAACTCGCCTCAACTGGTGCCGAGGAGGTGAGGCAGACCAGAGCAGAAAACCATCAGATAAGTCAAAAGGCGAGCAAGCTTTGCTACGATCTAATCGCTAGAGAGCGTGAGCTAGAGAAAGTCAACGCTGCGCTGGATTGGCTGAATACACATTGTATGTCTGCCGATCCAATCATGGGTCGATCTACCTACCGCTGGACCATTGAGCATGACGAGCCGGACATCCGCGCTGCCATTGCGGAGCTACGAAAGGCAAACCAAGCGTGAACGAAAAAGAACTTGAGGCTTATGCCAAGCTGGTAAACCGCGTCAATAAATTGGAGCAAGAACTACGATTTAGCGAAGAAGACCACATAAGTTTGAGTTGCGAAACTGCTGATCTTCGCGACGAGAACATTAAATTGCTGCGCGAAAATAACAGGCTGACCCTTGAAAATGAAGCATTGTCGCAGGGCAGACCACAGACAGAACTGGATGCCGCTAAATTGGCTGTTGAAAATACCGAGCTGCGAACTCAGTTGAGCAAAGAGGAAGAAGAATACAAAGAAGCAAGGATAACTTGGCAGTTCCAAAAGCACATCCTAGAAAGTAAACTTCAACGACTGCACAAAGAGAAAACAGAATGAACCACGAACAAGTGTTTATCGGCTCCTGCTTGCTTGAGCCTACCCTCATCGACACCGCCGTAGCTCAGGGGCTGAAGGCTGATGCGTTCACTAGCAACGACCGCAAGGCCATCTGGCTCCAGCTATTGGAGAACAGGACCAACTCCCGACTGACGGATATGCAGAGCATCTTCCTTGAGATGGGCAACGCTTGCCCAGCCGAGGAACTGCTCGCCTGTGAATCCTCCGCACCCACCCAGACCCACGGCAAGAAAGCCCTCAAGGCTACGTTAGAGGCGGCAATCATCAGCGATCTACGCCCTGCCCTGCGGGATGCCCTGTCGATGATTGATGACAAGGAGAGCTACACGAAGATCAAGGAGGCTGTCGAGGGTTTGCCCAACCACCTCAAGCCGGAAGAGCGGACAGAGGTGAGCCTTCCCGAAACGGTGGACGAGGCTATGTCGTGGATCGCTGGACAGATTAGCGGCAACACGGCGCATGAGAAGGTGGTGGTTACGGGTCTGCCGCGCTTCGACGACTCAGCCGGGGCCATTGGGATGCACGAATACGTCATAGTCGGCGCTCGTACTTCCACGGGTAAGTCCTCGTTCATGACCCAATTGGCGGCACACAACCTCTACCGTGGGCTGCGTGTGGCCTACTTCACCTTAGAAACCTCGGCCAAAGCCGTGCTGCTACAGATGGGAGCACAGCGTGCGGGGGTCAATCTCCGCCGTCTGTCGATGGAGTTCACGCAGAAGCAGGATGCTTTGAAGAAGGAGATCGAGAAGCTGCGCAATATGCCCCTGCTGGTGTACGAGCGAGACCTGTCGCTTGAGCAGATCGAGGCTCGCTGCCGTCTGCTGGCCTCAACATGGAAGCCGGATCTCGTTATCATCGACTACCTCGGACTCATCAAGGTGAACGCAGACGGTGCGTACGAGCGCATGACCAAGTTGAGCAAGAGCATGATCCCGCTGAAGAAGGCACTCGGCTGCACCCTCATCGTCGCGGC